ACGGAGCCAACGGAGCCAACGGAGCCAACGGAGCCAACGGAGCCAACGGAGCCAACGGAGCCAACGGAGCCAACGCCAGAAGCTAACGCTGGTGGTAAGAAAACTAAAGCTAAATAAGGCGAACCCATGCTGGAACTGGATCAGGTGAAGCATCACTGCAACATTGAACCGGAGTTCACAGAGGATGATGATTGGCTAGAAGCCAGAATCAAAGCCAGTAAACGCTTTGTCGAGAACTACACCCGCCGCATGTTGTTCGATCAAGCCAGCGATGAGGGGTATTCAGAAGAGGATGGGTTGCTTTATGGCGAAGATATTGAAACCGCCATGCTGCTACTGATCGGACACTGGTACACCAACCGAGAGGCCACGGTCATTGGTGTTACATCAAAGCAGCTTGAGTTTACGGTCGATTCTCTGTTGCAGCCTTATAGGATTTACGGCGTATGAAAGCAGGCAAACTTCGATACCGTGTGACTATTCAAAAACGAGCATCAGGTACACTTCCCTCTGGTCAACCGGTGACTGACTGGGAGACATTATTGTCTGTCAGAGCGGATATTACTGATATCTCGGGTCGGGAGCTTGTGTCCTCCGGCGCTGAACTGTCGGAAACCACCGTCAGGATCTGGATGCGCCGTTATCCCGCCTTTCCTGTGACGTCAGCTAATCGAATCTTGCATGAGCCACCGACCGGAACCGGTGAAATTTATGACATTGTATCGGTGATTGGCGGCGAAAATAACACACGACTTGAACTGCTATGCAAAAGAGGGGTGAAAACGTGATTGATGCCCATCTCGACTTCTCCGGCATGCTGGATCTGGATAGAGAGCTGGAGTTGCTCAGTAAGGCCGAGAGTCGCACGGTTTTGCGGCAGGCTGTTCGGGCCGGTGCGGCTGTTATTCAGGCTGAAGCACGAAACCGTGCACCAGAGCGTACCGGCAAACTGAAACGCAACATCATTATCGCCAATGGTAAAGGGGATGCGACACAGGCCAGTGCCGGTATCCGCGTCAGGGGAACTAACCCATCCGGTACCAACAGTGACAACACCAAGAAAGCGATCCGCAGTAATAACTCGTTTTATTGGCGCTTTGTGGAGTTGGGCACCTCTAATATGGCCGCTATTCCGTTTATGCGTCCGGCTTTTGATGCCAAAACCGATGAGGCGGCACGGGTTACGATTGACCGAGCAATTCAGGCCATTGATGAGGTATTGGCAAAATGACCGAAGCTGATGTTTACCCCTTAATCAAGCACTTGGCAGGTGGGCAGGTATACCCCTATATTGCCCCTCAGAAACCTGATGGCAGCGGTCCGGCCATATTACCGCCTTGGGTGGTGTTTTCGCTTCCATCAGATGTGACTGATGATGTGATAGACGGACAATCAGCCACCGCATCGATGCTTCAAATTGATGTCTACGCCAGAACCATTGACGAGGCTCGCGCCATTCGTCACGAAGTGAGGGCGCTTATTAGGCCACTTTCACCGGTTCAGATGAATGAAATCACCCACTTTGAATCAGACACCTCCCTTTTCCGCGCCCTGCTTGAAGTTCAGGTGTGGGAATAACCCCCAAGAAAGTCACCAGCCGCCTACGGGCGGTTTTTTTATGTCTGGAGAAAAATATGACCAGTATTTATGAAAAAACGCAGGGCACGAAAATTTATGTTTCGGCTGGCGTGACGACTCAGCCTTTACCAACAGGATCTGTTGTGTGGTTGTCTGCGGCTTGTGCTACCAAAGAGATCAGTTTCACTGGTGGACAAAAAGCGGATATCGACGTCACCACGCTGTGTTCTGAAGAACAGGAAATGACGAATGGTTTACCTGCACCATCAGAAATGACCATTTCGCGCAACTGGAGTCCGGACGAAGAGGCCCAATATTCGCTCTATGAAGCCTACGAAACCGACACACTTCGCTCTATCAAGGTCGTCTTCCCCAGCGGCAATGGTTATGCCTATCTTGCCGAAGTGCGTCAGAACAGTTGGAGTGCTGGCACATCCGGCGTGGTGTCTGCGTCATTCACCCTGCGCATTAAAGGTAAACCGGTTCGCATTGCTGCCACTGAGGTTCCTGTGACCAGCGTCACCTTAAACAAATCGACCGCCGCTGTTGAGGTGGGTGATACCGGCGTGTTAATCCCGACATTCTTACCGGCTAATGCCACCAACAAAACCGGCACCTTTATTTCATCTGCGCCTGCGATTGTGAGCGTTGATCCGGTAACGGGTCAGTATGAAGGGCTGGATGATGGCGCGGCCATTGTCACCTTTACCACTGCGGATGGCGGCTTTACTGCAACCTGTAACTTTACTGTGACTGAGGCCGGATAATCATGGCTAAAAAGGATTTACGAGCGCTGGCTATTGCGCCCCGCGCAGGGTTTCGACATAAAACGGTGGTCGTTCCTGAATGGGATGGCACCACGGTGATACTGCGAGAACCCTCTTCGGGTGCTTGGCTACGTTGGCGAGAGGTGGCGGTAAAAGGCGAGGCGAACCCAGATGAAGCGGTAAAAGCCTCGATTGAGGACCAGATCACCAACAATATTCTCTCAGATGTCACATTGTTTGTTGATGTGTTGCTTGATGAGAGTGGTCTTCAGGCGTTTTCTAATGAAGATATTCCCCTTGTCGCTGAAAGTTATGGGCCGGTGCATGCTCGCTTGCTTAAAGAAGCGCTCAGCCTCAGTAAGCAGGATATTGAAACTGCCGAAAAAAAGTAAATGCGCCGGGTATGTCTTTTCTCATGTCGTTGGCATTGCGGCTGGGGCGAACCCTGCATGAACTTGAAACCACCATGACCGCGCGTGAGTTGGCGCTGTGGATTGAGTTTGATGCGGGTAGCCCAATTGGGGATCGGCGTGGGGATATCCATGCCGCACAAATAGCCAGTGCGGTATATCGGTCGCAGGGCAGTAATGTCGGCCTTGAAGATTTATTGCTGCAATGGAAAGAACCGGAAGAGACAGAAGAAGATACCGCTGCTTTGGAATCTTTCTTTGAATCCCTCATGACATAACCCGCTTCGGCGGGTTTTTTATTGGTACTGATATGGCAACCTTACGTGAACTCATCGTCAAAATCACGGCTAACTCGTCCTCTTATCAAACGGAGATGGCCCGAGCCTCACGTATGGGGGCTGAATATTATAAAACCATGGAGGGCGGTTCGCGTAAGGCAGAAGCGGCGACACGCCAGAGCAAACGTGCATTAGCAGAACTGAATAACGAATTGGTCACGGTGAAAGAGTCGGCCAGTGGCATGGTGGGCATGTTTGCCGGGGCATTTGCGGTGGGTAGCCTGATCAGCACGGCTGACCAATACGGGCAAATATCATCCCGTATCAAAATGGCAACCGGCTCACAAGAGGAATATAACAGCGTTCAGCAACGCCTGATGGAGATCAGCGACCGCACTTATAAAAGCATTGAGGAACAATCCGAGCTGTATATTCGCAGCGCCAACTCGATGAAAGAGCTGGGTTTCTCCACGGCCAGTACGATTGATTTTATCGATTCAATTTCCAGCGCATTAACCATTAACGCCGCCAGCGCTGAAAAGGGCGAAAGCGCGATTAATGCACTGTCTAAATCCATGGTAAATGGCAAGGTGGCAGGTGATCAGTGGCATGCCGTCATGGAGATTATGCCGACCGTTATTGGTGATATTGCCCGTTATTTGGGGACCACTGAGCTTGAAGTGAAAAAACTTGGCGCGGCTGGAAAGTTATCAATGGATACCTTTTCCAAGGCAGTGATCGCTGCAAAAGACCGTAATGCCGAACTTGCCGAGGCTATGCCGACCACGGTCGGGGATGCCATCACTAAGCTGTCAAACCATTGGAAAGCCTATATTGGTGATGCCAATAGTGCAATGGGTGTGACGGCGGCGATCTCCGGCGTGATTGGTACCGCTGCGGATAATATCGATGTGCTTGTTGCAGCCGGTACCGGCTTAGTGGGACTTGGATTAGCGCGTTATTTTGGTGGATTGGCCAGTAGCGTTACCAGCGCAACCGGTAATCTCATTACCGCAACACGCTCACAACTTGCTTTGGCTGCGGCGCAGGTTGAAGGTGTTCAGGCGTCATTGTTACAGATCCGGACAGAGCGAGAATCGGCGGTTGCCGCACAGCGTTCGTTGGTCGCTCAGTTACAGTTGGCGCAAACCGAAAAGGCCCGAGCAACCATTCGTGCACAACTGGCGGTTAACTCTGCTGCAGTAGCCGCCGCATCCCGCGCAGAAGCGGCAGCAACGGATGCCCTTACCGAAGCACAAAAACGGTTGAATGTTGCCTCCGGACTGGCGAGTAAGGCGCTGGGCTTAATTGGTGGTCCCGTTGGGGCCGCAATGTTGGCAGCCGGCGCAGTTTATTATTTCTATGAGAAATCAGAACAAGCCAAACGTTCAGCGACAGAGTTAGCGGGGGGCGTGGGTGGACTGATTGATAAAATGCGGGAAATGGGGAATGTTCAGTTAGCGGCAGAGATCGGCAAGCTGAACAACTCATTACCGGCACTTTCTTCTGTTGTTGCTGACGCGCAAAAGAATTACGACAAAGCGACAGAAGCCGTTGAGCGAAATCGCCGACAGGTTTATTTATGGGGAGAAGGTTCAACCATTGGGAAGCAAGCCAATGAAGAACTGAATATCTCTCTGAATAATCAGGCGATAGCGCTCAAAGAGTTGACGGATGCGCAGGACAATAAAAGTCGTGCGGTCAATGGGGCTAATGTTCTGAGTGCTCAGTTAAATGATACGCTTAAACAGGGTGTCGGCATCCTCAAGGTGGAGCAGCTAGAGTTGGGTGTGGCTGCTGGAATAATGGCTCACTTTTCCAACTCTATCAATGTCGCTACCCAAGCCAAAACCGCCTTTAACTCAACTAGTCTGATTCTTCCTGTTAGCGAAGAGCTTAAAAACGCGCAAAAGGTGCAGGACGATAAACTTAGAATATTAAAGTTATCTGGGCGTGAGCAAGCGACAGAAATCGCCAGACAAGAAGCTGAACGGCTCAAAATTACTGATCCGAAAGAGGTATCGAAATTCGTCAGCGGCGAACTCAGAAACTACGATCAGTCTGAGCAGAACAAAGCGAATGAGCAGGCGAAAAGCAAAGCGGCCAGTGCGACAAAAACGGCTGAAAGCGCAACCAAAGCCTATGAACAAGCCATTGCCAATCTGAATAAAGAAATTCAGGTTGAGTCAGTTCGACTCAAACAAGGTGAAGCTGCCGCGTCATTATTTGCTGCATCCATTGAAACCGGGGCGAAATATACCGATGGCCAACGCGCTGAACTGGAACGGCTGAATAAAACCCTCGCAGAGTCAAAGCAGCGCTGGGAAGATCATAATGCAGCGATTGCGTCAGACCCTTACCGCAGCGCCGCTGAGTCACAACGTCAGGCACAGGAGCAGCTACAACGGCAGATTGCCGGGGGTGAGATACAAAGCGCCGAGGAACTTTCCCGCCGTAAACAACAGATCCACACGGACTATCTGACGGCGCTGGTCGACGCTAACCAACGTTACGCCGTCAGTGCCAATGATGAGTTAGCCGGTAACGTCGATCCGGTGCAAAACCTCAGTAACCAACTGGCAAAGCGTCAGGCACTTATCGAGACTTATGCGGCGGCAGGCGTTATCACTGAACAGCGAAAAAACCAGCTTATTCTTGCTTCCGAGACGGAAACCCGCGAACAGCAGTATCAGGCATCATTGCAATTATTCGCCTCGCAAGGCGATATGCAACGCATGGCTGTTGATCTGTTTCAGGACTCACAAGACCGACTCTCTAATATGCTGACGGGGCTAGTAAATGGCACGCAGTCCACGAAAGAGGCGATGTCTAATTTATTTGCCTCACTGTCTCAATCGATTATCAAAAACCTTATTGATATGGCAGCGCAAGCCCTGATCACCAGTACGATCATGCAGACGATTACGGGTGTCTCTGGCGGGTTGTTAGGTGGATTCATGGGCGGCGCAAGTGGCGCGGCAGGGTCTGCCAGTAATGCATTCTCGGGCGGCGCTTATAGCGGGTTGTCATTTAATGCCAAGGGTGGTGTTTATGATTCACCCAGCTTAAGCGCCTATAGCGGTCAGGTTGTTAGTTCACCGACCTTTTTTGCTTTTGCAAAAGGGGCTGGCGTCATGGGCGAGGCGGGGCCAGAGGCGATTATGCCGCTCACCCGCTCTGCAGATGGTTCGTTGGGTGTCAGGGCGGTCAGTAGCAATATGCCGACTAGTTCTGCTGGTTCAGCAGCGCCACAGGTTTATATCACCATCGATGGCAACGGCAACACCTCCACACAAAGCAGCCAAGGCATGGAGCAGTTTGGCGCGGAGATCGGCGCATTTGTTGATAGTCGCTACAAAGTGCTGATGGCTAAAGATTTGGGACCAAATGGCACACTAACAAATCGAATCAGGGGGCGCAGATGATCAGGGAGTTTGAATATTGTCCGCGCATAAATCCGGTCGGAGACATCACAACCCGAACTCGAGAGTTGCAGCTAGGGGATGGGTATACACAGCGGTCCGGCGATGGACTCAATGAAGAGGATCAAAGCTGGCCGCTTTCGTTCGTGGGTGAACTCGACTACATCACACAGATACGGCAATTTTTGCGAGAACATAAAGGCTACAAGGCTTTTCAGTGGCGAAACCCCATGGGGGAGTTGGGTCTGTATTGTTGCCAAAAGCAGCAGGTGAAAGCCTCGGGGAAAAACGCAGCCGGAAAGCCCATGTTTGAACTCTCCGCAACATTCATTATTGCTTACCATCCATAGGAATTCATCGTGTTAAACACTGACTTACAGATGTTGGAACCGGGCAGTAAAGTATTGCTGTTCGAAGTGGACTGCACCGAGTTTGACGGCCCACAGCTTTATTTCCATAACCATTCCATCCCTTATAGCGAGGCCGATCTGGAGGCCGCAGGCGGCAACCCTGATTTATTGCCAGTGAAGTCAATCTGGTGGCAGGGGCGCGAATATAAGCCGTGGCCGACTGCGATAGAGGGAATGGAAGTGACCAGTGACGGCAACGCATCAACACCAACACTGACGGTCGGTAATCTGGATGGAACGATTACGGCGTTATGTCTGGCTTATCAAAATCTGGTATTAGCGCAGGTAAAAGTACACACCACGTTTTCTCATTACCTCGATGCCAGAAACTTTCCGGAAGGAAACCCAGAAGCGAATCCAGATGAAGAGAAACTCGAAGTTTGGTATATCGACAGCAAGAGCTATGAGGATAACGAGCAGATCCAATTTGCGTTATCCAGTCCTGCAGACTTGCAGGGCATTATGCTACCCACTCGTCAGATCCACTCTCTTTGTACTTGGTGCATGCGCAATCAATATCGTGGGGCGTCATGCGGATATACCGGTACCGCTTATTTTGATGAAGACGGCAACCCAACGGACGACCCCAGTAAAGATAAATGCTCTGGGCTTCTTTCAACGGGCTGTGAAACACGCTTCGGAAAAGGTAAGCCGCTCCCGTTCGGTGGCTTTCCCGGCTCTGCGTTGATAAAGAGGTAGTCATGCGTAAACATATTATTACTGCGTTGCTGGCTCACGCCAAAGACGCTTATCCCGCCGAATGCTGTGGGCTGGTGGTACAAATCGACCGCAAGCAGGTTTACGTACGTTGTGCCAACACCGCGCCAGAGTCGGGTGAGCAGTTTCGTATTGATCCGGCTGAATATGTAGCAGCGGAGGAAAGCGGGACGATTATTGCCATTGCTCATAGCCATCCAGACGCCACAACTCAACCCTCGCAGTTAGATATTGCGCAGTGTGACGTGTCACAAATGCCGTGGATAATTGCCAGTTGGCCAGAGGGGGATATTCGCCAGATTATGCCGAGCGAGGGAATAAAACCCCTCAAGGGGAGGCCGTTTGTCCATGGGATATGGGATTGTTATGCCATCGTGCGGGACTGGTACCGGCTTGAACGTGATATTACCTTGCCTAATTTTGAGCGGTCCGATGGCTGGTGGGATCGCGGTGAAAACCTGTATATGAAGCATTATGCTGATGCTGGTTTTTATGCCCACACAGAGCCATTAGAGGTGGGGGATGTCATACTGATGCAGTACAAAGCGAATGAACCGAATCATGCGGGTGTTTATCTTGGCGATGGCAAAATGATACACCATCGCTATGGTTCACTGAGTGAAATTGTCCCTTATGGTGGTTACTGGCTTGATCGCACTATTAAGGTGTTGCGGTACCAAATACCAGAGTAAATGCTATCATTCGGTTTTCTGCATGGAGACGCACGGATGAAAAAATTGTTCCTTTTGGTAACTATGGCTACGTTTTTGACAGGTTGTGAAACAACACCACAGCAATTAAGAAGTGGTAAGCCAGCTGCAACATTCGAATCAAATAAACATGCTGATATATTAGCCCCATGCTTTATTAAAAACTTTGAAGAAAGAACTTATGCAGGCGCACCAGTTGTAACGTCAGTAAAACCTTTAACAAATGGGTTAACTATATCTATAGTAGATAATTATGAGTTTATTGATGTTGTAAATAGTAACTCAATGACTAAAGTCACTTTATATTCTGCGATTTTTAATAAACCAACTGCATGGCGATCGCAATCTAGAACTAATGAAGTCATTAGTGACATAAAAAGTTGCCTATGACTCCAACTATAATAAGAACCCGCTTCGGCGGGTTTTTTATTGGAGGTAACATGTCAGAAGTAAAAACAATTCGTTTATATGGTCAACTAAAACAATTTACAGAAAATAAAGATGGAATATTTCGTTTTGCCGCCAGTTCAACACAGGAAGCGATTAAAGCCTGCTGTATATTATTGCCGGGATTTGAGCGATTTCTTAACGAAGCAAAGGACAAGGGGCTTACTTTCGCCATTTTCAAAGGTAAGCGAAATATAACTAAAGACGAACTGGAATTTAATATAGGTGATGAGGAAATAAAAATAGCCCCAATAATTATTGGTAGTAAAAAGGCTGGGTTATTTCAAACTATACTAGGCGCTGTTTTGATAGCTGCTGCTGTATTTGCTGGACCCGGTGGGATTGGGGCAGCATTTGCGGCAAAAGGATTAGTCGGCATGACAGCGATGATGGGAGCATCCTTGGCTCTAGGTGGAATGGTTCAAATGCTCTCACCTCAGCAAGGTGGGCTGGCAATGCGCGAATCACCTGATAATAAACCGTCTTACGCATTTGGTGGGCCGGTTAACTCTATTGCTCAGGGTAATCCAGTGCCACTGGGGTACGGTAAGCGCCGGATAGGTGGCGCGTTAATATCCGCAGGCATCCACGCCGAAGACCAACAATGATAATTAGCTTATTCACATAACCCGCTTCGGCGGGTTTTTTTATGCCCGGAGAAAAGATAATGTCTAAAGGCGGATCGTCTAACACCCGCACACCGGTAGAATCTCCAGATTCACTGCAATCCACATCCTATGCAAAATTACTCTTTGCGCTTGGCGAGGGAGAGTGGGAAGGTGGGCTAGATGGTACAAATATTTTCCTTGATGGTACCCCCATCAAAAACCCAGACGGCTCTATTAACTTCCCCGGCGTTCAGTATGAATTCCGTTCCGGTACCCCAGATCAAACTCACATTCCCGGCATTCCAGATATTGAGAATGAAACAGCGATCGGCCTCGAGCTGACTAGTCAAACACCGTTTGTTCGTGCTGTTACCAATACTCAATTATCAGCGGTCAGGTTTAGATTCTCATGGTCTGCGCTACAGCGTCAGTTAGATGATGGTGATGTTGTTGGTTATCGAATTGAATATGCAGTTGATGTGGCAACAGATGGCGGCGCTTATCAGCAAGTATTGACCTCTGCAGTGGACGGCAAGACGACAACAAAATATGAGCGCAGCCACCGCATTGATTTACCCGATGCCACTACTGGCTGGCAGATCCGTATTCGCCGTATTACCGCCAATTCAACGAGCAATATGATTGCGGATAAAATGGTGATCGATGCCATTACTGAAGTTATTGACGCAAAGTTGCGCTACCCCGAAACCGCTTTATTGTTCATTCAGTTTGATGCTAGCCAGTTCCAAAATATCCCAGTGGTTTCCTCTGAACCAAAGATGAGGATCGTCCGTATTCCATCTAACTATGACCCTGCCACTCGGAGTTATTCAGGCATATGGGATGGCTCTTTTAAGTGGGCTTGGACGGATAACCCTGCATGGATTTACTACGATGTTTTAGTGAGTGATCGGTTTGGTTTAGGTCAGCGTATAAAAGCGGCCAATCTTTATTATACAAAATTAGATTTATATCAGATTGCTCAATATTGTGATCAGCTTGTTCCTGATGGGCGGGGCGGTAACGGCACTGAACCTCGATTCACTTGTAATATCTATATCCAAGCTCAGGCCGAAGCATGGACGCTTATTAATGACATGGGGGCTATATTCCGTGGCATGACCTTCTGGGCCAATAATCAGATGAACGTTCTGGCCGATATGCCCCGTGATATGGATTATGCAATCACCCGCGCTAATGTGAAGGATGGAAAATTTACCTACAGCAGCGCCAGTGAAAAAACACATTATAGCCATGCGTTCGTGTCGTGGTCTGATCCAGCCAATGGTTATCAAGATGCGATTGAGCCTGTATCTGAGATTGCGCTAGTTCGCCGGTTTGGTGTGAAACAGGCCGATGTTACTGCTATCGGTTGCACTCGACAAACTGAGGCGATTCGGCGCGGAAAGTGGGTTCTACACACCAATGATGCGGATCGGTCTGTATCGTTCACTGTTGGTCTGGATGGGAAAATACCTCTGCCCGGCTATATTGTGGGAATTGCCGATGAAATGGTTGCCGGTCGTCCTCTTGGGGGACGGATAAGCAAGGTTAACGGTCGCAACATTACACTCGATAGAGTTTCTTCCGCTGCAGTGGGCGAACGACTCATTGTGAATCTTCCTACCGGAAAGAGCGAGGGGAGAACGATTCAAACTGTTGCGGGGAAAGTTATTACTGTCACAACGGCATTTAGCGTAACACCTGTTCCCCAATCGGTTTGGGCCATTGATGCTAGTGATCTAGCTTTACAGCTTTTTCGTGTTACGGGCATTACAGAGGGGAGCGATGGGGTATCTTACGACATCACGGCTATTGAGTATGACCCGAATAAATTTGCCCGTATCGATACCGGGGCCAGAATTGAAGATCGGCCAATCAGCGTCATTCCTCCTGGTGTTCAGCCGCCACCAACAAATGTTGTTATTGATAGTTTCTCTGCTCTTTCTCAAGGGCTGGCCATAACTACCTTGCGTGTTACATGGGAACCAGCAGCCAGCGCAATAGCGTACGAGGCCGAGTGGCGACGTGATAACGGAAACTGGATATCAGCCCCGCGCACATCAGCTCAAGGATTTCAAGTTGAAGGGATTTATGCGGGACAATATCAGGCTCGTGTTCGTGCTATTAACCCCTCTGAGATATCCAGTATCTGGGCGAACGCGCAGGAAACCACATTAAACGGCAAAGAGGGGAATCCTCCTATGCCTGTGGGCTTTTCGGCTACCGGCATTCTCTTTGGTATAACCCTTAACTGGGGTTATCCGGAAGGGGCCGAAGATGCGTTAAAAACTGAGATTGAATATAGCCTGTCTGCTGATGGCACCGATGCTATGTTGCTGAGTGATGTGCCGCACCCGCAACGGAACTACACGATGCAGGGCTTAAGGGCGGGGCAAGTGTTCTGGTTCCGTGCTCGAATTGTAGATAAATCCGGTAATCAGTCACCCTGGATTGATTGGGTCCGTGGCATGTCCAGCACTGATACGAGTGTGATCCTTGAGTTTGTGGGTAATGATTTCATCACAAACACCGTGGCAGGACAGCAACTGCTTAACGATGACTTTATGAATGCCGAGGCCATTCTCGAAACAGCAAACGCCAATAACGCCAGTATTCGGCAGCAGTGGGCGCAGTATGGTGAGAATAAAGCGGGGATTATTGAGTTGTGGACGACTCAGGCTGATGCGGCCAGAGCATTTGCAGAATATCAGTTGGTAGTGACCGCGACTTTTGAAGATCAGACAGCGGCTATTGGTCAAAAAATGACGGCAGTTGTTGATGCTGATGGCGCAAGTGCTA